TCAGAAAATTTATTTATTGCAACTTCTATAAGTTTTTCTGGTGCAACTTCTTTTGGGATTTGTAATTCATTAACTTTTTCTTCTACAACTACTTCTTTTTCTTCTGTGACATGATTTAAAACGGTTGTAAATGATTCATGAATTAAATCAACATCAGGATTTGAATCATTTAATGTTTCAGATATCAAATTACCTAAAGCAACATAAAAATTATATTTATTATCATCAATGAAAGCAATGTTTTTGTCAACAAATTTTTTAATTTTATTATGTTCTTGAATTAATTGTTCTTGAGTATAACCTTCAAACAAACTAAGATTATTATCAATGTAACGTGTAGCAGCCATATCATTAGATATATGTTTCTTTTCTAAACGATCAAAAACTTTATATTCTAACTGTAATAATGGTGAATTTGAAACGATTTTCAAAAATTCTGATGCTTTAATTTTTGAATTATCAACACGTCCTTCAACAATATAATCGTTGCTCATGTTTCTTGTAATAATATCTTTTACAATACCGACATTTAGTGCTTTCATAATAATTATCTAATTTAATAATAAATACTGATTTTTTTATAAAAAAGTATTAAATTTGTATTCGTATTTATATGTATGAAAGAATTTCTAAAGAAATATACTCCCAAACATTACAAACATTATCAATCAATTGTTGATAAAAGAATAGGTAATGAAGGTAATTTAAACAAGTTTGTAAAAGGACTTGGCACACCCGATATTCTCGTTTGGTTGAAATCCATTTCATTAATGGAAGAAAAACATTCTTCATTTTTCGAAGAAGGTTGTATATTAACAACTTTTGTTATTCGAATACTTTGCTTAGAATTAGACGTTGAAATTGTCGAACTCAAAAATAGCGAAATAATTAAATTAATCGAACGCTTCGAAAAAGCATTAAAATTAGAACTTGCTTACAGAAAAGATGTAATTGATAGTACTCCAAATTTTACAATACTTAAAGATTTTGATTAATCTTTATCTTCAATATTATCTAAACCTAAATCTTCGAAATCACTTTCATTGATTTTGTGTTCTTTGTTAAAAGTACCACCCTTTTCTAAAAGACTATCAATTTCTTTGATCATACCAACAGCCTCAACATTAAGACGTGTTTTAGTAAAATCATTTTCTTTGATAATCTTCTTGTTTACCTCTTCTTTAACACTTTTTTTATTTTTTCCATCGAGAACAATATTATCTACAAGTTTATCGTAGTTTTCATTACTCATTCCCTTTGAATTAAACACTCGTAATTTTCCAGTTTTTTGATCTTCAAAAATTACGTTGTTGTTCTCTTTGAATCCCTTACCTTGACCGATTACTGGTGGAAGTGAGCCCGGACTACCGAATTCATTCTCTCCACCCGCTAATGGTGGTGGGTTTCCACCCATTCCACCCATGTCTCCACCAAGACCCATGTCTCCACCTTCCATACCACCTTCCATGCCAGTTTGTCCTGTCATCATTGCTGCTGCTTCTGGATCACCATATTTTTCATCAACATCAGTAAATATGCCAGTACTTCTAATAATAAGTGGTGTATCTTGAAGTTCTTGTGCGACTGCTCTTTCCATACGTTGCTTCTTAAAGTCTTCGATGATCTCACGATCTGACCAGTTGAAGAACAATCTTTTTGCTTCTGTATGTGACATTGCAGCAATTCCACCCTCATTTCGAGTTGCCTCTGTATAAGCAGCGATTTTTTGTTGCCATACTTCTGCTTTAAGAATCTCTTGTTGAGTTGATGGGTTAGTAAGTGCCAAGCTAAAATTCTTGATATCTTGACTATCAAATCCAAGTAAATAAAGATGGATCATAGCAATTTTATTCAATTCTTGAATTACAGCTTGTTGGATTCTATTAATTTTTTTCGCAAATCTTACGTCCATTTGCGCCATATTTTTACCTTCACCTGCTGCATCTTGGAAACCTAAGAACGGTTTTGGAATGCCAAGTCCTGTAAATAAATTATCACGAAGGTATTCAATATCTTGTATTTGGTCTAAATTCTGTGCACCTTGTAATGTGTCAATACCTGTTTGTACGTTAGCATTACGTACAGGAATAAAGAAATCTTCATCGTTCCCTAAAATATTGAAACGATAATCAATTTGACCACTATCAGGATAAACCTGTTGTTGTTTCTTAAATCTGGTAGCAACTTTTTGGATGTATTCTTCTATATCATCATCGTCAATGTTTCCTACGTCAATTTTAAACACACGTTTCTCACCCGCACGTATGATACGATAGGTAAGCATAGCATCTTCTGCCATTATTAATTGACGGAAAACACGTCTAATTTTATTTAACATAGACGAACCATATGGAAGATATTTATCATCACCCAATAATCTAAAGTGTGCTATTTCAAATATATTAAAATCAAGACCAGTTTCTCTATTTTTAAATTTAATGGTTGGTTTACCATTATGAACTCGTTCAATACGTTCAATTTCATAATTAACCTCTTGTTTTATGTGAGTAATACCTTTTTTCTTTTCACCCAACATATAAACAAAATTATCACCATATTTTACCAAGTTTCTTGTCCAAAATGGAAGGTTAACATTTACATCAATAATGTCGAAAAATAATTCTTCTAAATGTTCTTTTATTCTTTCTTTATCAGAATAAATATTTAACATTTTACCATTTTCTCCAATGGTTGTTGCTTCTTCCATTATTAAATCAAGTGCAGAGGCAATTAATGGGTAATATTCCATACCCTCATAATCCAAATATGCAGGAAGACGTGCTGCTTCATATTGCATAGCTTTTTGGAAACCATGATCTGTTGTTTTGAAGAATTTATCTTCTAAAGTTTTCTTTTGTTGAAGTTCTAACGCTTTTCTTTGCAAATCAGCAGGGGAACTACCCTTTATAACAATTTTTGGTTGTTCAATATTTTGTGTAGCATCAATTCTTGATTGAAGTGAACCACCTTGATCCATACCCAAAAAGCTATTTAAATTTTGATATACAGTTTTCTTATTTTGCTCGTCTGCCATTTTTATAAAATTTTATACTTTTTTATAAATACTAATTAATTTTGAAAAAACACCTTTATATTAAATACTTTTATTTTTTTAATCCTGCAAACAACCATGAATTTCCACCGTATGGATTTCGTTTATTTACTCTATAATCTGGTGTTCTTGTATCAGTATTTGTTGTATCTTTTTTTTCTACTTTTTCAATTATTTCATCACCTTGAAGTTTAATCATTGCATCCAACATCTTTTTTGTTTTAGATTTTTGAGATTGTGCATTTGTCATCTGATAATTAACAACATAAATTGCACATGCTGTTGGCATGATTGAATCATCATGAAACGATCTTTTATGGTCTGCAACACGTGAACCTGAAACTGTAACAAATGTTTTTAATTCATTAAGTAATCTAAGTGATTTTATTTTTATTTCTTGAAGATGAATTGCACGTTGAAGTTCAGTAAGAACAGAACCACGATTTACACCGATCAGGAAGCCGGGAACTAAGTCAATCTGAGAAACAGAACCATCTGGTAATACTTTAGTTCCACTTTTTATATAACCTGAAAGCATATCTCTGGTTGGTTTATGTGTTATTTCAGAATAATGAATGTTATCATAACCCAATTCAAATAATTTATTTATTGTTTCAACACCAATACTTCCAGTAATATCACAAACAATATATGCTTCATTATATTTTTTACCATACGTAAATGCCAATTCACCAATCATTGATGGTGATAATTTATTATAATATTCGGCAACTTGAACCATTTTATATCTTCTAAACTTTTTCTTTTTGGTTCTTCCATGCGAATTAATAACTCTTTCTTCAACAAATTCTGATATTTTATAAATGTTTATTGTAGAATAATCGTCACCATGACCAGCAGCAACATCAATTGTTAAAACATAATCTTCGGAAGGTAATGGGTCTTCCCAAATCCACATTTCTTTATCAACAAATTCTTGACGAATAGGTGTTTCAATCTCTTCTTCTTCAATTCTTTTTAAATGTTCTTCTGAAATAAAGTTATCACCAGAACCCAAGAATGAACATAAAAGTTCTTGTGCTAACTTCTTCATGTCGCCATTATAACCTCTTACTTCACTCTCAAACCACGATGAAGTTGCATCCCAACCATCTTCAACCATTTGTCTTCGTTTTTCATGTGACCAATGTTCATCATCTACACGAATTTCATTCTCTTTACCTTTGTTTTTAACCCATTGTAAATCAAACTCACCCTCTTTTTTATTATATTTTGGATTTTCGGGGTCTTCTTCGTATTCTAATTTATATTGAGTATATCTTGGGTCATTATACCACCATAATTCTATTTTGTTAAAACCATTCTTAGGAGCACCTTCAAATGTTTTATAGAATACAGGATCAAGACCATTTGGAGTAGATACAAATATTGCTCTACCACCAGTTTGAAGTGTAGGTCTTGCAGAAGTCCAGAACACATCGGCTCTCTCAGTCCACGCTGTTTCATCCCAAAACAATAGGGTAGGTGTATACCCACGAAGACCTTTTGAAGAGAATGCACGTAGCTGACAATCGTTGTCATAGTGTTTATGCTTCATGGTATCTCTATGGATTGGTTCGGGTCTTAACCAATCAGGACATTTTTCAATAAATTCAATAACTTCACGCATCATTTCATCACGTGCTGTTTCTAATTTATCTGCAATGATCGCAACGTTTCTATGTTCATTAAACATAATATACCATGCAATATATCCACAAGTAGTTGTAGAAATACCTGCCTGACGATACTTATTAGCAACATTAAAACGATTATCTTTATATGCTCTTACTAATTCTTCTTGGAAAGGAAACAAATCAAATGGTACTATTGCACCACCATCACCTGCTGTTTGGTCAAATATTGTTAAATATGTTTTTATAAAATATACAGGGTCTTGAGCAGAACGAATAATTTCAACCTGTTGTTCTTCAACGTCCAAATCTTTCGCCATTTTTTCTTCACCAGAAAGTGTTGTGACTAATTGTTCTCCGGGGTTTTGATTTCTTCTTAACTCAAGTTCCTTTTCAAATCTTTCCCTTTTCTGTTTTTCTATCTCTTCATTTACAGGAATTGGGTTTGAATGTTCAATATAACCCTTTTTTTCTTCTGCCATTTTATAATATTTTATATTTATAAATAGTTGTAAAGAAAAAACCACCGTTTTCACAGTGGTTTCTTAGTTTAAGGAAAATTTGGTATGACAAACTAATTGGAAATTTTAATATTTTTACTTTGTATAAACTGATCTTTTCTAAGAATAATATCACGCTCATACAATTTAGCTTCTACATCTTTAATTGTCATGTTGTAGTGGAAAACAAGTAATGGTAATTCATCTTGTTCTTCTGATGGTTCACCAAACTGATCGAAAATATCTTCATAATCATTTTCATAACTATCTTCTTTTTCAACCTCATATGCAAGACAATGAATATTATAATATCCATGCATATATTCACGATCCACTGCTTCATGTAAACAAAATAAATCAAAAGAATCGGTTTGAAGGGAAATTACTTCATCATAATAACCTTCTGTTGGTGGTTCAGCATTATCACATGCTGGACTTTTATCCCAACTCCATTCTTCATAATCTATGTTTGTTGGATTTTTTGAAAAAATAAACTCATATAGTCCTTGATTTTTTGTGTTATAACCTATCTTATGGACATATATGAGTTTAAGTTCGTCTGCTTTATGCATTCTTTTGTTTTTTATACAAATTATATTGTTCCTCTATCTGCTTATCGAGTTTTTTAAGAGTTTCTGGTTTTTGATCTTCGTTTATAGTTGGTTTTCTTTTTCCAGCTAATTCTTCTAATCTTTTAACCACATATGCTCTTACTTTCTTCTCGTTTTCAGTCATTGAACCAGTATGCATTCCAATACCCATGTTTTCACCAACAGGAGCAAATGTTGCATCTTTTAAATCATCATTTGGTAATGTGTCTGGATTATCACCCATATCAACATCTTTTGCTATTGAAGCAAAATCTTCTCCACCTTCACCAAGTCCTTCAAATTTATGTTGGAATGATGTTTGACCACCTTGTTTTAATTGAGACATCATTTTCATGATGATTGACTGTGGAGATATTGGTTCTTGACCAGCTTTTTGTGCTTGTGCATTAAATTTAGCAATGGTTTGACCTAATTTAGTTGCATCTTGATTAATATCTTGAACAACTCTATTGGCAACACCTTTATGATATGTTTGTTTTACACCCTTTGCTTTGTCTGCTACGTAATCAACACCTTTTTGCATTTTATCAGCAACTGCTTGTTGTGCCTGACCTACTTTTTGACCTACTTTATCACCAACTTTTTGTCCAACACCAGCAACACCTGCACCAAAATCTTTTATGTCTCTCCAACCAATTTCATCAAGGTTTTCAGATTCATCAACATCCTCTGGATGTGGTACACCAATACCCTTATCTACTGTTTCCATGTCTACATCATCGTAGAACCCTTCTTCTACTTCGTCAGAACTTTTTTTTTCTTCGTCTTCTACTTCCTCTTCTGGTTCAGCAGGAACATCGATTTCGACAGAACCCGGACTTAATTTCTCTTCATCCGAAACATCTGCACCAAATTCATCAGCTTTTGCCACGAAATCATCATGACCATAACCTGCAAGTTCATCTTTAACCTCTGGTGTCATTAATATAGCTATCGCTGGAAAATCACCATCGTTCATACCTTCACCATGTGCACCAGCATAACCTGAAATCAAGTTTGCAAGTTCCATTACACCACATTCATTAAGATCATCATAACCTCTTGATTTGGCATAACCTTCAAATGTTCCACATTCTGCACACATTTCTTCACCTTCTGGAACAACTTCTTCGCCACCCATATCAGGAGCAGGTTCTGCACCCATATCAGGCATTTCTTCTCCACCTTCTGGTGCAGCTTCTGGTGGAAGGTCTTCACCAGCACCTTCATCACCTTTTATTTTATTTTGAATTTTCAATTGTTCGTTATGTGAAAGGTCTTCGGTATCAAATGGTTCAACCAATTGATTTACAATTTCAACAATATCATCATTATTGAATTTCTTATCTCTTGCTTTTTCACCAATTTCACCAGCTAAACTTTTTATTTCATTTTTAACTTCTTCATCTGCTTCTTCTTCTCCACCTTCTGGTGCAGGTTCTCCACCCATGTCTGGCATTTCTTCTCCACCTTCTGGTGCACCACCCATATCAGGAACAGGTTCATCAGCAGTTGGCATTTCAGGAGCAGGTTCTTCTGGTGCTGCTTCTGGTTCAGCAGGAACTTCTGGTGTTGGTTCAGGAGCAGGTTCTGCTTCCTTACTCTCCAAATCATCCAATGCTGCTGCTGCGTTATCTAATTCATTATCAACTTCATCTTCTTGTATTTGATTACCATTTAGTTCTTTTTCTAAATTAAGAACATTATTTTTAAATATATTATTAGGTGTTTTTTCATTTATAATTACACTTAAACCACCATCCAAAATCTTATCAATAACACCACCAATTGATTTAATATAGTTAATAAATGTTTCTGCATCATTATTGTTATGAAATCTATATATTGATTTGTCTCTACCTGCTTCACCAACAGATTGAAAATCTAAACCTAATTTTTGCTTAACTAAATCCATAATTGTTCCT